GATCCACTCGGAGTTGCCGAACGAGCGTGGCCTGATGTTGTGGTCGGCGTGGTCGGCGGATGACCCGGAGTTTGCCGATGAGTGGTCGGGCTCCAACCCCTGTGAGGAGGTCTGGAAAAGTTTCCGGAAGGGGCCGGTGAGCCTGGGCTCGTTGTTCTGGCTGGCGGATCAGCAACTGCCAGGACGGCTGTGGCTGTCGGAGGATCTGCGGAAGGTGGTGGCCGAGGTTGAGACCGATAACGTCACCAGAATTCGCCAGGTCGTCATCACCTACGCCGAGGTGATTCGGCGGGCGAAGGAGATCCAGGAGATTCAGAACCCGGCTGAGGCGGCGCACGCCATGAATGTGTTGGCTCTGGAGGCTGGCTACCGCGATGCTGGGGCCTTGGAGCGGTTGCTGATCGCCCAGATGCAGTTTGAGCAGCAGGACGACGAGATGGCGATGAGCCGGCTGTTGGAGAAGGATCTGCGGTTTGAGTACCTGATCCCGGATCTGTTGCCGTGCCCTGGGACCGTGATGATTCACGGCGCTGGTGGTGATGGCAAATCGATGTCGGCTTGGACTATCGCCAAGCATGTGGCGCGGGGGATTCCGTTCTCGGTGCGCGGTGATCTGGTTCCAGTGCAGCAAGGCTCGGTGCTGATTCTCAATGGCGACCAGAGCGAGGTGCAAGTTCAGCAGCAGCTACGGGATCTTGAGTTCATTCCATCGGATCCTGTGACGGTGGTGATGGGGTGGGATCTGAACTGGTATTACCGCTTCACCAAGTTGATCCAGAAGCACCAGCCGAAGCTGGTGATCATCGACTCGATCACTGGCTGTAGCCGTGGGTCGGCGTTCGACGAAAACAAAAAGGAGTTCGCCAGCCCGATCTACTGGTTGGCCAACAACAACGGGAGGACCTTCCCGGCTTGCACGATCCTGCTGATTCACCACGCCAACAAGACCGGCGGCTTCCGGGGCAGCACCGCCATCAGGGACGCTGTGGATGAGGTGTGGGGCCTCAGGCGGCCCGACAAGAAGCAGCTGGAGCAGACCGGCTCCAACGCCCGTCTCATCACCGTGGAGAAGTCCAGGGCGGGGCGTGATGGCAGCAAGCTGCTCATGAAGCTGGAGAACGACCTGACGTTCTCGCTGACCGATTACATGGAGCTGGATGGCGATACCTCCAGCCCGGCTTCCGTGGTGGATCGGGTGCTCCAGCGCGTGCGGTCTGCCTACCCACGGTCAGTGACGCGGGCGGATCTGGCGGCTGATCCACTCTGTGGTGGCAGCGTTGCTGGGATCCGCAAGGCGGTGCAGCGGTTGGTCTCCAGGGGATTGGTGGGGGTGGTTGAAGAACGCCCCAGTAAGGGGGGTGGTTCACCTACCGCTTTTTACCGTGCTGTGTCCTCGCGTGAAAAGCCTATAAATATGTGTCCCACTGGGGAAGAATCCAGTCAGGGACTGGAAAGTACAGTGGGACAACCCCTTGAGGTGTCCCACTGTTGTCCCACTGCTGGGCAGCCGGTTGCAGAATCGTCACAAAGCAGTGGGACACAGTGGGACAACCCAACCGCGTGTCCCACTGTTAATTCCAGTGATACCAAGGGAAGTGCCCCAGTGGGACACGTTTTGGATGGCTCCCCAAGGGAAGAACGCTCGCCCCAGGAACTTGCCACACTGATGGACCAGGCTTCCAGAATGTGGGACTGATGCCGTATAGGCGCTTGACAGGCGCCTATTGATGTGTACTGTGGTACAGGACATATCCATCCTGTACCGCAACTAGCCATGAACAGCTTGCTTTCTTATTCCAAGGAAGACGTTGATAGTCTTATTAAAGAAAACCGTTTAAAAATTGCAGTTGAAGTTATTTCTCCTGATACTGCAGAGAACTATTTAATTAAAAATTTTAAAACCAACAGAAAACTTTCTCCTACAAATGTGCATAAGCATACTTCATCGATGCAAAAAGGAAAATGGTTAATCAGTACAGATTGTATTGGGTTTGATACTTTAGGTCGGTTAATAAATGGACAGCATAGACTTACAGCTGTTATACGATCTGGTACATCTCAACCCTTTATTGTGGTTAGAAATTTACCTGTTCAATCTGCTCAGATTTTAGATCTTGGTAAAAAACGAATGATGGATGAAAGACTTTCTATTGCCGGTAAAACTCTTAGTAGACATATGTGTTCCGTTGTACGCAACACTATGACTAATTATACAGATAACTATGTAGGCACTGTAAAATATACGGACCAGCACGATGATGATGTTGTATATTCTGTGTTTGAAAAACATTCAAACTTTTTTACAGCTCTTGAAGTTTTAAATCTTTGTAGGCCCGCACAGTTTGCTGCAGCAGCTACAAAAATATATGCTGAAATGCTCTACATCAACTTAAAAAGAGGTTTAGATCCTACGAGCATAGTATATCCCCACGGAATGAGACCTTACGACCGAGCTATTCATTTTATAAATCTGGCTTTATATGGCGGTTCTGAACTTGCTCCAACTAATTTTAATTTTGACACAGCTGCTATAAAATTAAAAGAATTGCACGATATTAGAAAAGCCCAGAAAAAGCACTGGTCTACCATTACCGAGTATCGGCTAACAGTTAGTGCTGCTTTCGCTTTTATGATTGGCAAGCCCATCAAAAGTATTAGACCGGCACAAAAAGATCCGTTCCGATCTTTTCTAACTCTTCCTAGTACTAATGTTATTTGATATGCACCGTATAGCTATCCATCTTCGTTCTGATCAGTACGAGTGGCTTACAAAACAAAAATGTCCCGGAAAATCTATTTCCCATCACATACGAGAATTGATTGATTCCGGCATAAACGCGGCAAAAATGGAGGAAACTGCTATTACTGCTTGTGGCACTAAAACCCTCTAACTTTTTCCTAGGGCTCATGCGGGCTGCCGCATGGCTGATCTGGAGGGAACCCGTGGCTAAGCCGGAACCCATACCGCCAAACCGCCCCAGGAAGCCAACCCTGGGGTATACGGTTGGCGACATTCCGTTTGAGCTGCTGGCGGTCGTCCGTATCGCCTGGTTCCGCAAGGGCGTGACCTACGAGATCGAGGAGTATCAAATCGAGGAGTGCTCGGATGCCCACGCGCAGTTCCACTACATCGTCCAAACTGCCTTGAAACAAGGGGCTGACGTCTGCGTGCTGACCCAGTACCAGCCGGAGGACTTAGGCGTTCCGACCTAGGGCTTGACAAACCCCTGGTCGCGTGTAACACTAAGGACAGCTCACACCCGTGGGCTGTCCCATTTTTCTATTACAAATGAAAATTTCAACTCACACTTCCGTTGACAATCACAAGCTCAGTCCTTGGTATTTCGCCGTCCACTGGGCGATCATGGTCCTTCAGCAAAAGATTGCTGCCGCTGAGGCTGCGGGCTTCGATGCAGCATATGACGTCCGCCAACTGCTGATTTTGCAGGATATGGAGATGTTCCTGAAGTTGAGCTGGGATCAATGGCTTGACCAGATCGAAGCGCGTCAAACTGAGCTGGAGACCAAATGACCCAGGTACTAGCCATTGAATCCGTTGTTTTTGAAGACGGTGGCCGTCGTCTCGTTGTCGATGCCGTTGTTGAAGATGCTGTCCTGGTCCGTTCGCAGAGCTACTTTGAGCCAGCCGAATGGGGGCCTGCCTTGTGCCGAGGCTCCTTCGAGCTTCACGAAGAGGATGTGATCCCCTCCAGCGATGCCGGATTCCGAGAACTCCTCTCCCAGCGCATCGACGACTGGGCGCCAATCGACCAGAGCGATTGGTACGACTGAAGCCCGCGAGCTTCGCAATGCCCCAGACTACGACGACTGGGAATACGGCACCGAGCCGATCCCCGGCGATACCCACTGGGTCAAGATCCAAACCTTGACCCAGCTTTACCGCCACCTCATCTACGTGTTCGCCACCAGCGACACCATCTGCTCCTGTCGCCTCGCCGAGTTGGCCATCTACGAGATTCTCAAAGTGCGTCTCAGTGGTCTCATCTCGGTGAGGCAACAAGATCCTCGATTCTTTGCTTGATTTCAAATGACTTCCAACTATGAACTTGCCACGGCTCAGTTCAACATAGCCATGGCCAATAAGTACCCCAACTGGTACGAGCACCTTGATGCCGCTGAAGCGGCAATGCGTCAAGCCGACGCCGACTGGGCAGTTCGGAAGGAGTATGGCTGGGACGGTGACGAGGGTGGTGAGTGGGGACCTAACCCGCTCCAGCCTGGTGAAGACATCCTTGCCAGCAACTGGGAAGATGAGCTGGGCTTACCCTTTCCAGAAGATTTTGGTTATGCCGAGAGCTACGTGTATGAGCTGATGGTGGTGATCGGCAAATACAAGCACGATCCGGCGATCATGGCGCATATGGTGGCGTTGCGGGCGGCTGATCTCTTAGGTGATCTCGGCCGGCCTATCCACGGAACCATACGCAGCGCACTGCGTAATTCCTACATCACTGAACACGCTGATGACTGACAACTCGATCACTCCGTTCTACCGCTCGTTCCTGCTGGGACGCACCGTCCATCTGGATGGCATTGCCGATATGCCACTTCGAGATTTGGATATACTCAATGTAGAGACACGGGCGGCACTCCAGGAATCGGTGGAGCGCCACCGGAGTATGGAGGACAAGAATAGTGAAGAAGCTGGCACCGAGTATCGACGCATCAAAATCGCTCGCTACTTTCAGGCTGCTATTGAAATAGCCCTTAAGAATCGGTGATGGCTTGCACCAATGCTTTTTTGTACTACACTTCAAACCGTTCCATCCAATGAACATGCACATTCTTTCTGACCAGCAGTTCCAGCAGATCACTTCTGCACTGGAGCAAGCCTTCGTGGCTATCAACGCTGCCCAGCACGTTGAGATCGACCTCAACAAACCCGAGCAGACCATTCCGCTGCCCGCCGGCGAAAAAATTGTACGTACAACTGCCGTACACAAGTCTCAAGGTAAGACTCGTGTGTCGCGCCGCAAGACGAGGGCGGCGTTGACGGAGAAGAAGGTGCTGGAGATCAAGCGCCAGTTGGCTACTGGTGGCAAGTCGGTGGCCAAGATTGCGCGTGAGTTTGGCGTGCACGTCACCACGATCAACTGCATCAAGTGGAATAAGACTTGGAAGCATGTGGTGCTTCGGCAAGAACAGCCGGCTGCAGTAGCGGCCTGACGGTGGCGGTTCTTTCGGACGTTGACATTTTTGGGTTGGCGCGGCGTGACCTTGTGACGCCGTTCCAGCCTGAACTAGTGAATCCCGCGAGTCTTGACGTAAGACTCGGTGAGAACTTGCTGGTGGAATTACCATCAACGCCTCAGTTGGTGCCGTACTCCATCGCAAGGCATACGCAGGAAGAACCGTTCATGCTCCAGCCGCATGAGTTCGTGTTGGCGGAGACGTTGGAGGAGTTCCGGCTGCCTGACTGTGTTGCTGGGCAGCTGGCGCTTAAATCCAGCCGGGCGCGTGAAGGGATCGAACATCTCCTTGCGGGGTACGTCGATCCCGGCTACGCCGGCAGACTCACGCTGGAATTGCAGAACGCTCGATCCATGCACGCGGTGCCGCTGTGGCCTGGGATGCGGATTGGGCAGATTGTGTTCCATACACTCACCATGCTGCCAAGCAAAGACTATTCAAAGACTGGCCGTTATCACGGCGACACCCAAGTTCAGGCTTCTAAAGGATGAACGAATTTAACGTTGACCTAACGGATGTTGTTAATCATCCGGCTCACTACACCTCCGGCAAGATGGAGGTTATTGAGGTACTGGAAGATTGGGTACAGCACGCCCCAGATGCTGTGGCTGGTGCGCTCCAGTGGCAATGTCTGAAGTATCTCAGTCGGATGTGGTTGAAGAAAGATCCGCTGGAAGATGCGGAAAAATGTCGCTGGTACCTGAATCGGCTAATCAACACGCTTGCTACCGAGCCTTACCGCGAAAGCTGATGGGGGGCTACTGTTTGGGACAGCTTGAACAGTAGAGAGCGGTTCAGTGCACTGCAGCAAGTGTGGTTGCAAGCGATTGGGTGTGGCACGGACTTGCCCGGATACGATGGAATCCGTTTTGCGCCAACGAGAGTGCCCGGCCTGTGGGCACAAAATTTTCACGGTCGAGATTGAGTTGCCTGTAGGGGCAGCGCAGCACACAAGCATCGGCAAGATGAAGCGGCTACCGGGTTTTTTGCGCGTCAAGTTTTTTTGACGGGAAGCTGTTAGAGTAAGACAGTACAAGCCCTACCAGGCATGGAAATCCTTTTTGGCATCGAGCACCTCTCCACTCTGGAGGGGGCGAAGACTGTTGCGTTTGACGTGGAGACGACTGGGCTCCAGCCGACTTTTGGCGGGTTACGGTTATTGCAGTTGTGCACGCTGGGGCAGGCGCCAGTCGTGATCGACTGTTTTGATTTGACCGATGAGGACTGGGTTGACCTTGAAGAGTTTTTTGAGGTTGAACGTACCTGGATCGCACACAATGCGGTGTTTGATTTGGGTTGGCTCCAGGAATACGAGATCCACCCGGCCGGCACGATCTTGTGCACCATGCTCGCCAGTCGGGTGTTGACTAATGGGATGGCCAATGTCAAGCACGGTTTGCAACATGTGGTGAAGCGGT